GTCCACCACCCTTCCGGGTGGCGTTAGTGCGGTGACGCCGCGCGGGTAGGTTAGGCTGATCTGCAGAACGTGTAGTCCTGCGACGGTCTGCCCCACCTGCTCGCTCAGCTTCACTGGCACCACCGGTGCGGCTATGCCCACATTCTGTAGGCTGTCGCTTTTGCGTGCCAGCGCCCCCATTGTGTTTCCCCAGAAGGTTCTTAGGGCGTTCTCCGCCCTGATCACCTCCCGGTTCCACGATTCCACTGCTTGTCTTTGGTTGTCGTTCATCCTTAGACAGAAATCTGTTTGTTTCAGTATGTGGGTCCATCCCAATAACTTCCCCGTCAACGACCGCTAAGCACTTTGCAGTGCTGTTCGGGTTGTCAAACAGGACAGGAAATTGGTCGAGACCACTTACATTATGAAGAAGCGCTTCCTTCATCTCGATCTCATCAGTTGTGCAGTTAAGAACCTGGGCCATTGCCACGAGAATTTGTTCTCGATCCCTCTGTGGCCAAGAGTTGGAGCATTTGTACTGCTCTTCATTTGTACCACCCTTAAACTTCAATCCACCAGCCAGTTCGAGGCACTTTCTGGCATAAGTCCCGATGACCGGTGTTAGCCGGTCAGTCGATAAATAACCATGTGCACGGTTGGCTGCTGCTTGTTCTTGCGGCAGCCCCTTTGAACCTGACAAATGTATTTTCGTCAAGGTGCGCATTGGGTCTTGGAAAGTCTCGTTAGACAACCAAGGGTTGGCAAAGTACCTCCCACAATAAGGCACTGGGTTGTTCATGTGAATCACTGTTGACTCGAGCTTCTGTCCGAGCTCAGCTGTGACTTGAGGCAATTTAGTTGCGTAGTCATCCTCGCCATACGCCGGAGCGTAATTTGGCGTGACGCCGTCATCCCCTGTGTGCACACCCAACATCAAAAATGCTGTTTCAGCCGGATATCCCATCTTTCGCAAAGTCGCGAAGGAAGAGAATGCGGCCATCAGTGTGTTCCAGGAAGTTTGCGGCGACCCGCTGCGCGTCCCAAACCCAGGGTCGTACCTCACATTATCTGCAGTGATGGCGCTTTTCTTGAAAACACCATCATGGTATTGCTTGTACGACGCCCGATGAGCTTCCCCGTAATAGCGCAACCCCATTGCTAGGGTTATGCATTCCTGCAAGAACTTGGAAACGGATCCGTCAAATCTGCTAAAATCAGATGGGACAAGACCTCTGATCGCCGCCTCTTTCGCGGCGAGATCCCTCATTCTGCGG